GCTTGTTCGCGCTGTGTAAGCTCTAAAATCCTATATTTATATTTTATATAATAGTATAATGCAGCTCCAATCAATAATGTAACTAATATACTAAAAATAGTTTGTGAATTAAATAGAGACATCTTTTATTTTTATACATAAATAAAAATAAAATATTTAACGCTTAATGTTGTTTTCTAATTTGCTTATTTGCTTATTTGCTTAATTACAACAATTCGAGAATTCTTTTAGTATTAGTAATAATTACATCCGGATATTCTAAATCATATAAAACTTTTATTCCCCCTTTGATTGTAGATATTCCCCTTTTAATTTTGTATAAATATTCTACATTATGATCTGATGTAACATTTACACTCATGTGATAATTTTTAACATTTTTATTCGATTTCAAATTATTGCACAATTCGATATAATGTGTTGTAAGCATTAAATCCACATTTTTCATACCCGAAAGATAATCTATATAACCATATGCACTTGCTACAGCTTCATATGGATTTGTGCCTGAATATAATTCATCAAAAATGCAAAAATGGTTTTTATCTTTATTTTTTTCTAAACAATCCAAAATCTCTTTACATCTTCTCGATTCCGCTTGAAACAAACTATCGCGTCCAGATGTATCTGGGATATTCAAATAGCAATGCAAATAGTCATAGGGTATTATTTCTGCGGCTTCATAAAATCCGTATCCTATCTGTTGCGATAATATAATATTCATCAAAGTTGATTTTATAACTGTTGTTTTACCTGCAGCATTTGGTCCTGTAATTATAATTTTCTTGTCTATTGTTACATCATTCTTTACTGGGTTATCATAGGGTGGATAATATAATTGTGTGAATCTTGTTACATTTTTGGTTGCGGACTTTGCAGATTTGTCGGACTTTGCAGATTTTGTGGATTTGTCGGACTTATTTTTTTTATGATGTTTTTTATGTTTTTTCTCATCGTGTTCAACCTCCGCTTCGACATCCGCTTCGACATCCGCTTCAACATCCGCTTCAACCTCCGCTTCGACATCCGTTTCGACATCCGCTTTAACATCCGCTTCGACATCCGCTTCAACTTCCCCAGAATGTTTACTAATAAATGCACAAGGATTTATTTTACCGTCATCGATTATATTCTTCAAGTGATCAACTTGCTCATAAAATGCATTGAATCCAAAGCTATAATCTACACACTGTTTAATATCATTATCGACGAATATTTCATAATTTAGTTTCATAATTTTACCAATATCCAGCATCTTTACAAATGAAATTTTAAACGGTTTTATTTTATCAAATACCTTGCATAATTTTTCCAATTTTTCTTTATTACGTGTAAGGTCGGCAGCAAAATTTCTATATGTTTCCAAATTAGATGATATTGATATAATATGCGTCATATTGCGCGACGTATACCTAAAATAGTCGCGAAGAATGAAAATATTTTTATGAATTAAAATCATATTTTTATAGAACTGGTGACATGATACAATATTTTGATAAACCTGAATAACATAAAATACAAAAGACATTAATACATATATGCGTTTATCCCATGGCATACTAGAAAAATCAAGTAACGAGAACATTTTACCGATAGGATGTGTTGCAAATATTTTCTTAAGTGTCGCAATATATCCAGTTACAGTAACATTTATTTTCTGAAATTTTAGAAGAAAAAACGGAATAATAAGTAAAACAAGAGGAGAAAGAAGAGAAATAACAGGAGATGTAAGATTATATAGACTCAATAACTGCAAAAATCCAGGCGATTTATTAAGACGATCTAAAATAGGAATATCAATATAATTAAAACGTTGTTTGAAATTTTTATCACCGGCAATATCAATCCATAATTTATCTATTTTTTCAAAAATATCATGCGGAACGATAGTTACTTCATTATCTTTAGTAGTCATCGTTACTTGCGCCTTTAAGTCACCATCATATAAGTTAACATATGCCTTATAGAATACTTGCGAGTCCTTTAAAAATGCAACATCTGTTGTATAATATTTACTCCACTCATTTAAAAACTTTTTGCTAAATATAGATTCCGGTTTTAAAATATGCGAATACATAGATACCCCTTCAGGATCTTTTGATTGAACTAGTTCTAAATCGTTTAAAATATTTACATTTATTTCTTCCTTTTTTTCTAAATAGGATATCGGGAATTGAAAAGAAGATGTTGGAGAGATTGGAGGGGGAGGGGGTGAGGTAGTGGAATTATTATCGCTAATATTTCCATTTAAAGCTTCTAGTTTTTTCATCTGTTCATTTTTTAATTCTGTTAAAAAGTTTTCTAGATCGAACATAGTTTTATTTATATGTTAAAATATTAATAATAAAATAAAAATACGAATTTATTTTATTATTTTTGTTTTTAATCTTTCGTCTTTACGATTTACGATTTAAGAAACGTATTAATCGATTATAATATTTGAAGGTAGTTCTTCTACAATCGTTTGATAATGTCTCTCAATATCTTTCATGGTTTTAATATCCCACCGAGTTACAAAGTTGATCGCCGTGCCTTTCCTTCCCCAGCGTCCAGACCTCCCAATACGATGCAAATAATTAAAAATACATTTGGGCAAATCAAAATTCAAAACCGTCCTCACCTGTTGCACATCTATACCACGCGATGTTACATTCGAAGAAATCAAAACACGATGTTTACCAGCCTTGAAATCAGTATATGCTTCGTCGCGTTTTGATTTCTCCATATTACTATGAATACAGCAAACCGGAAAACCGTCATTCGTCATCGCATCAGTTAAATCCATTACCCTCTTAATACTATTACAATAAATAATACATTGCGACATTGAAATAATATTGAAAATATCTTTTAATGTTGCGTATTTTTGCGTGTCGTCGTTTAATGCAACATAATACTGCTTGATTCCCTCCAATGTAAGCATTTCCGATTTAACCAAAATACGCACAGGATTGCGCATAAATTTATCCGTAAGAGTTTGTAACTCATTAGGCATCGTTGCGCTAAACAATCCAACCTGAACATCTGAATTCAAATATTGAAAAATATTATAGATTTGATCTTTAAATCCTACTGAAAGCATTTCATCTGCTTCGTCCAATACAAGCAGATTAATATCTTTTGAAACAATATGATTCCTTCGCATCATATCATATACACGTCCAGGACAGCCGACAATTACGTGAGGCATAATAGTTTTCAAATGATGCGCATCCTCATCTGTTGATGTGCCGCCGATAAGAAGATGAAAACGGATATCTTTAATCATAGACCCAATCGACGTAATTACATCAAAAATCTGTTTTGCAAGTTCCCTTGTTGGTGCTAAAATCATTGCCTGTGTTTTATTTGTTTCAGTATTTACCTTTTGCAAAACACCAATCGTAAAAACACCAGTTTTACCAGTTCCGGATTGTGCTTGTGCAATAATATCTTTCTTGTCGAAAATTGTAAGCAGCGCTTTACGTTGAATCACACTTGGAGAATCGAATCCATATGCATAAATTCCACGCATAAGTTCTTCTCTTATAATAGTCTCTAAATCTTCCCATTTATCAAATTCTTTTGGGATATACTCATTATCGGCATCAGATGGTGTATGTGTTTCGGTAATTCCCATAGCGGGACTAGGTGTATTCGTAGAAATAAAAGTAGATGTATTATCAGCAGCTACAGCAATTCCATTACTTGAAATGTTAGATCTTGAAATATTTCTATTATTTCGATGAGTATCATACCTACTATTTGTGTCTCTACTATTCATATCTCTAGTATTTGTATCCCTAGTATTCATATCATATCTACTATTTCCATCACGGTTATTTCCAAACGAAGTTACTTTAGTAGTGTCGTCATCGTTTCTATATCTATGATTATTATGTCCTGAGCCATTACTATTTCCATTATTATATCTATTATTACGATTTGGGGGAGGGTATTTTCCTGACATTCTATATTATATATTTTAATACATTTAAGTATTTATCTATTATTTATTATTTATTAAATTACAAAGCTCTAAATCATCGATATCATTAAAGTTGTACTCTTTAAAATATTCTTTGTTTCTTACATTTTCACTACTTGCTGTATCAGCTGCACCCCTTGTTGCTTTTACATTCATAAACCATTTTAATGATTGAATAGCATAATGATTAAGATGTAATGCAGAATTTTCAAGTATTTCTTCGTCTATTCTAATAAAACTTTCATTTTTATGAATATGGTTATTTTTTTGTATATATGATGTTAAATAATTTTTATTTGATGTATTGCTACTATGAATATCAAGTTTTAATAAATATTTGGTTCTAACAATACATTTACTATAAATATATTTTACTCTTCCTTCGATTATAAATGATCTAAAATTATTATATTTACCGCTATCATTATTTATTCTTTTTGTAAAAGATGAAATTACACTACCAGGTTGTTCTTTATCCATCGTGTCAAAATAATTTGAACCGAACATTTTCCATGGAATAAATATTTGAGAAAAACTATTATGAACTTTTGATAAAAAATCTTTAATAGAGTTACAATATTTTCTACCATATATGAACTCATCCAAATCACACACGATTACCCATTCATATGCTTTACATTTGTTTAAATAATATTTATTATAAAGGTTCGTTTGTGCAAATTTAGTTGTATCTATTACTAATTCTACCTTGTTATTTTTTATATATGGTTCTAAAATATTATAGTAGTTGTCAGTGCTTCCATTATCTATCATAAAAAATTTATCTACTCCTTGCTGTAAATAATGCTCTATCCATTCTTTAATTATATGAGATTCATTTTTACACCTTTGCACATTTAAAACGCCGATTTAACAACAAAAAAAATATACAAAAAATATAAAAATTTGGTTATAACCTGTCGTGGAACAGGTATGAAGTCTTAATTACTGCGACAAAATACTTCTGGTCTTTTTCCAGTGTTAAATATAGATTTTACTATTTTTAACATATTTTGCACAGCGTTTTTATCTCTGTTATGATATATTTCGCAATTATGCTTAACCGATTTGCATCGTAATATACCATGACATAAGTCTATTTCGCCTTTTCTTTTTGGTTTTTTACTTGGCTTTTCTAAAAACTTTTCTATTTCTTCATTACAACAATTACAAAGTTTTGATGTTCTAAATTCATTTACCAAATATGTTTTATAACCTGCATTTCTAAATATTCTTCTAAATTTCTTACATATTGTAGGTTCTTTTCCTTT